AAAAACTGGAAAAAATTGGGCAGAAGTACATTAATTTATGAAATTATTAATAGATTGCGATTTTATTGTCTATAAATGTTGTGCAGCAGCAGAAACAGAAATTGATTTTGGAGATGACGTTATATTAGTCACTTCTAAATTTAGTGATGCTTATAAATGTGTACAACGTGATATAGAAAAGATAAAACGTGAATTTCCTTTTTATGAAGACATAATTCTATTTTTTACTAGCCCTAATAATTTTAGGAAAAAAATTTTACCGGAATACAAGGGTCATAGAAATAGAAAAAAGCCCTGTGGATTTAAAAGGGTAATTAGTCAACTCAAAAAAGATTACAAAGTTATTGTGAAAGATACTTTAGAAGCTGACGATACTATGGGTATCTATGCAACTAAGTACCCGGGAAATATTATTGTCTCACCAGACAAAGATATGAAACAGATCCCCGGAAAACTATATAACTTTGATGAAACAATAGACATCACACCTGAAGAAGGTGCTAGATGGCATTTAATACAGTCGATGGCTGGAGATAATACTGATGGTTATTCAGGTGTCCCCGGTATTGGAATTAAACGTGCTGAAAAAATATTTTCTGAAAAAGGTTACACATGGCAAGCCGTGGTTGAAACTTTTGAAGAGAAAGGCATGACTGAAGCTGACGCATTAATTAATGCAAGGCTCGCTCGAATATTAACTATCAATGATTATGACGAAGCAAAGAAAAAACCAATCCTATGGACCGCCCCCACCAATTACCAAGTTAACGACTGAACAAGACTTCAGACTAAGAGCTATTGAGTTAGCTGTTAATAGTCCAGAAGCAACAAAGGAAGATATTATTACTGTTTTCCTTGCCTTACAAAAGCAAAGTTTTGTACTTGCAAACTGTTTAGAAAATTTAATTAAGAAATGGCCGAAACCACCAACGACCACGGACCGTCATACTACCGACGAGGTTCCATTGATGTTTGGGATTTTATTAGAGCGCAAGGATTAGGTTTCCATTTGGGAAACGTGATTAAGTATGTATGCAGAGCCGGATATAAAGATAACGATATAGAAGATTTAAAAAAAGCTGTCCACTATTTACAGAACGAAATTGAATACCGAACCGAACATCATAGCTAGGACCGGCAGGGTCCAGCAATGGATTGACAATCCTACATCACGTCTACCCGTATCTTGTACTGTCTTCGTTGTTGAAGACTCAATGGAAGGACCAAATGGAATCGAAGCATCATGGAGATTTGTATCGCACGCTCTCAGATATGGAGCGGGTGTCGCAGTCCACTTGTCAAAACTACGACCAGCGGGAACGACTACTAATAAAGGACCTGACACGCTTGTTGCAAGCGGTCCGGTGTCCTTCGCAAAAATTTACTCAACATTAAATGAAATTCTTAGGAGGGGTGGCACGTACAGGAATGGGGCGTGTGTTATTCATCTCGATATTACACATTCCGATATTCTTGATTTCGTGCAGTCTCCGCGACAAGAACTCCCATGGGTTAAAAGATGTATTGACCTCACCCCAGAACAATGGCTTAATACAGAAATTGGAACAAAAGAAGCAATCCTTAAAGGAATTGCAAAAGGAGACATTTGGCTTAACAAAATAAAATATGATGAACAAGGAAATCGAATCTACTCCAACGTCTGTCTTGAAGTTTACTTGCCCTCACGAGGAACGTGCCTCTTACAGCACCTTAATATGTCTGCCTGTCGTATCGGCGACCTACGGACAGGTTTCCGTGAAGGCATGTCCTCGCTGTGTGAGCTACATAGTAGGACAGGGGTTGGAGAATCTGGAGAGTATCTTACGCCAGATATCGACAGGCAAGTCGGCTTTGGACTCTTAGGTCTAGCCAACTTCCTATCGAATAATAATATTAGTTATGCCGAGTTTGGTAAAGCTCTTGAAGCAACTAATAATGCTGAACCTTACCAAGATAGAGCGGGGTTAGCTGCTCGTGAATTTTATCTTGGCATACAAGAAGCAGCTAACATAGCACGAGAGAACAACATGCAAAGAGCATTTGCCATAGCACCTACAGCTAGTTGTTCTTATAAAAGTAGAGACCTTAAAGGTTTTACTGCTACACCAGAAATTGCACCACCAATTAGTCGACTAGTTGACAGAGATTCAGGTGAATTTGGTGTAACACAAGTAGATTATGGCAACGTTGAGATCGCATCTGAAGTTGGATGGGAGAATTATAAAAAAGTAGCTGATCAAATTTTGATCATGTTAGAAAGAACTGGATTGTTTCATGGCTATAGCTTCAATTCTTGGAGTGACATGGTGACTTACGATGAAGCATTTATCGAAGAGTGGCTGAAAAGTCCACAAACTTCTCTCTATTACAGTTTGCAAGTAATGGGAGACACTCAAGATAAATCTGATGCTTACGCAGCATTAGATCAATCCGATGTTGACGATTATTTGGCAGATTTAATGAGCAACAAACCTGAAGAGATTAATTGCGACTGTCAACAATGAACCCCTACGAAAAATTATTAAAAAGAAAAAGAAAATGGACACCTGTCCAAACTACCAAAGGAATACTTAAATATGGCGCAGAAGAAACGGTGTACCGTGCTCTCGCTATACGCAACATGGAATGTCCAGTTGGCTCGTTTATATCTGATTCACTCTCTGAGATTCCTAAGAAAAGTAGAGAACTTTTGGAATCAAACGTAAAAGACGAAGACAACCATGACTTAGCACTTGGATATATCGCTAACGCAATAGGCGTAGATGATGAAGCTGAAGCCGAGGCACTACGCCTACGTGACGCATGGATAGCTCATCCAGATCACACAATATTAAAAGCCCTAGTAATTGAAAGAGCAATATTCTTTGTGATATTGCCTTTCTTTAGGTTTAATGGTGATGCTGGTTTGCGTACTGTAAGTGCTGATATATCTAGAGACGAGCAAATACACGTTGCTACTAATAGTCTTGTCTGTGCAGAGCTTGGTCTTAAACCTAGTCAGTCATTAGACAAGTTAAGAAGAGCCACTATTAACTGGATCATGCAACCGTTAAATCAGATACATGACGATAAATATTTGAGCAAAAAATTTTGGCTTGATGCGAGTGATCGACTTATGTATGAAGGCAAAGCTCCACAATTAACCGAAACTAAGGCAGCTAGAATGCCTGCTTTTTTTGAACATGCAAACACCAACCTCCCCCAATATTCTTGAGCCAATACTTGGACCCACTCTCCCGTTTGTGCTCGAGGAACTTGAAGAAAATTTTCCTCAAGTAAACCCACATCCTAAAGAAGAAATAGGATCAATTATGTATAAAGCTGGTCAGAGATCAGTAGTCGAATGGATAAGAAAAAGGATAGATGAATAATGTTAGCGTTTCCACTTGCTCCAGAAGAGATACCAAGAGTATGGAATAATGTTAAACCTTTAATTGATAAAGCTTTAAACCATAATTATGGTGAACAAAACTCTCAAGATATACTAGAAAAATTATTTAAAAAAGAAGTAGTATTATTTATTGGAGTTGAAGCTGACGAAATTATGTCAGCTTTAATAGGAGAAGTTTTAATACATCCACGAAAAAAAGTATTTCATATCACAACATGGTCTACAAAAACAGGTCATGACTATGATCAATGGATGCAATTGTTTGATGTAGTTGAAGATTTTGCAAGAGGTCAAAGCTGCACAACTATTTCAGCATGGACTAGAAAAGGTCTTGCAAAAAAATTAAATTGGACCAACGAATACTCAGTTGTAACTAAAGATTTATAGGAGGTAATTATGAGTAGTGGTGGCGGTAAACAAAGCAAATATGATGATGCTTGGATTAGTCAAAAACATGATGAGTTTCAAACACACATAGATAATCTTGGTACGTATAACCAACACAGATATGATGAAAATGTTGAACAAAATAAACAATTAGAATTATTAAGTCAAGCTAATACTGCACAAGATTCTTATTTAAAAGGTCTTGGTGAAATAGACGCAACTCAGTCTACGCAGATAGGAGATTTATATAAATTTAAAGATGAATACGGTACAAGTCTTTCTGATTTAGAAGGTAAATTTTCTGATTTAGAAAAGCTTTATGGTAGTGGTAGTAATACTACAGGATCTACAATTGGAGATGTTACTAACTTAGAAGATAGAATTAATGCAATACAAAAGCAATACGAAGGTCTAGATATAGATACGCAGTTAGATGCACTTGCGTCTTCTTTAAGAGGTGAGTTTAAAACTGGTATTGAAAATTTAGATATTAATCCAACTCAAACAGTAGATTTAGCACAGCTACGGAGTGATTTAATCACAGAATATCCTGAATTATTTGAAAATGATTTTGATACATCTCAATTTGATACAGATATTTCAAACTTAGAAAGTAGGTTAGCTTCTTTTGAAGGTTTTAAAGCACAATCAGCATCTAATCTTGATGATGTTGAAACAGCATTAAGAGGAGAGATTGGTGATCTTAGTCAAAGCCTTACATCTGGTTTAGGAACATTAAGATCTGAAGCTGGAACTGCATTAGATACTGTATATAAAACAAGAGATCAGGCTTTAGCTGGATTGTCTGGTGCTTTTGGTCAACAATTACGAGCACAAGAATCTTCTCTTAGTAAAAGAATTGATGAAACAGGAACAGATATTGATCAAAGAATAGCTGAACTTGGCTCAATGATGAACTACAGAATGCTTGGTGACAGTGCTGGCGGAGTAAAGATGAGAAGATCTAAAGCTTATAAGTCTGGTGCTGTACAAACTGGTACAGGTCAGTTAGGTCGTACCATGAAATTAAAAACACTTAATATATAATTATGACTGCGAAAGCTAGATACGATGCACTTTCTAGTGACAGATCACAGTTCTTAAACATAGCTGAACAAGCAACCAAGCTTACACTTCCATATTTAATAAGAGGTGAAGAGGAACACAATGGAGGAGCAAGAAATCTTATAACTCCATGGCAATCAGTTGGTGCAAAAGGTGTAGTTACACTGGCATCAAAATTAATGCTTGCTTTGTTACCTCCATCAACAAGCTTTTTTAAATTACAGTTAGATGAAAATGCTCTGCAAGGTTCAATACCTCCAGAGATGAGATCAGAATTAGATTTATCTTTTGCCAAAATTGAAAGAACTATTCTTGAGGCTATTGCTGCTTCAAGTGATCGTGTAATTATTCATCAAGCTTTAAAACATTTAATTGTTGCCGGTAATGTTCTGGTATTTATGGGTGAGTCTGGATTAAAGATGTTTCCATTAAATAGATATGCTATTGAACGAGATGGTAATGGTAATGTTATAGAAATTGTCACTAAAGAAAGAATAAATAAATCTCTTTTGGAAGATATCGTTCCAGAAGATTTTAAAATACTTGAAGAACAAGATGTCACCGAAGATGGTGAATACGTAGATCGTCAAGAAGTAGATATTTACACACACTGTGTACGTGTAGGTAATAGATACGAATGGCATCAAGAAGTATATGATCAAGTCATCCCTGCTTCAAAAGGAAAAGCACCAGCTAACGCTACGCCATGGCTACCACTAAGGTTTAACACAGTGGATGGTGAAGCGTATGGTAGAGGAAGAGTTGAAGAGTTTATGGGAGATTTAAAATCTCTTGAAGCATTAATGCAAGCTCTTGTTGAAGGTAGTGCTAGTGCAGCAAAGGTTGTATTTACAGTCAGCCCAAGCTCAACTACAAAACCACAAACTTTAGCTCAAGCCGGTAATGGTGCAATTATTCAGGGAAGACCTGATGATATAGGTGTTGTAAACGTAGGCAAAACAGCTGACTTTAGAACTGCATTTGAAATGGCTATGCAATTAGAGAAACGTCTAGGAGATGCTTTCTTAATTCTGAATGTCAGACAGTCTGAAAGAACTACAGCTGAAGAAGTACGTATGACACAGATGGAATTAGATCAACAGCTCGGTGGATTGTATTCACTGTTAACTATTGATTTCTTAGTTCCATACCTATCAAGAAAATTAATGGTATTTCAGAAATCTGGAGAGATACCACAGATACCCGGAGATATGGTCAGACCTACAATCGTAGCCGGCGTCAATGCACTTGGACGTGGACAGGATAGAGAAAGTCTTATCCAGTTTATGACAACTATTGCGCAGGCAATGGGTCCAGAAGCAATGATGCAATACATAAACCCAGAAGAAGCTATTAAACGTTTAGCAGCATCCCAAGGAATTGATGTATTAAATCTCGTACGAGGTATGCAAGAGGTACAACAAGACAGGCAAAGAGCAGAAGGACAAGCGATGAACATGAAACGTGAAGAGTTACAAGTTCAAGCAATGAAATCTCCTATAGCTGATCCAACTAAAAACCCTGCATTAGCACAACAGTTAGCTGAAGGTGGCGGAGGTTCTCCACAACCTATGGCAGCAGATATACCAACAAATCAAGCACCCGAATATAGTTAAACATGTCTGAGACATTAACAATGGATGAAGCTCAAGCGGAACAGCCTGAGTTAACTCCCGAAGAACAAGACTCTCTCCAAGTTGGAGAGCAACTACAAAACCAGCAAGAAAATTTATTAGCTGGCAAATATAAAAATGCTGAAGAGCTAGAAAAAGCTCACTTAGAATTACAAAAAAAATTAGGTGAACGTGCAGAACCACAAGAACCTGTAGCAGAAGAACCTAAAGCAGAAGAACCTGTAGAAGAGGAACCTAAAGCAGAAGATACTAAGGATGAAAAATCAGATCCTAAAGTATTAGATGAATTATGGAACCAAAGAGAAAAAGGTTTTAGTGATGAAGCTTTACAAAAGTTAGCTAAAACAAATCCCGGCGAACTAGCTAAAGAATATTTAAGGTACAGAGAAACTCAGCAACCAAAAGGCTTGTCTGATAAAGATGTTACAGATCTTAAAAACATAGCTGGCGGTCCAGAAAAGTATGACCAATTAGTTAACTGGGCGACAAAGAATTTACCAGAAAAAGAACAACAAATGTATGACGCAGTGGTGGATCGTGGAGATCCCCTTGCTTGTTATTTTGCTCTTCAAACAGTTATGAACAAATACGAAAATGCAGTTGGTGTAGAAGGGCAACTGATAACAGGCAAAGCACCATCTGCAAACACTGATACTTTTAGAAGTCAAGCTGAACTTGTCGCAGCAATGGGCGACCCTCGTTATGACAACGACCCTGCCTATCGCCAAGATGTAATCAGCAAACTTGATCGTTCAAAAATTAATTTTTAATTATGCCTAAAGGAAAAGGTACTTATGGTACTAAAAAAGGTAGACCACCAAAAAAATGAAAACTAAAGATTTAGATACGCTACTTGAAAACGAGTATGCGTATGAACCACCAATAAGACTTATGTCACATCACACTACAAATACAAACCCAATAATGACAAACGAAGCAGAAAGATTTAATGGTTGGGCAGCAATGCTCGGCTTCGTAGCAGCTCTAGGAGCCTACGTAACAACAGGACAAATTATCCCCGGTATTTTTTAAATGGCTGCTATCTCAGTAACAAGAGAAACATCCAATAACTGGCAGAAGTTTTGCGAGTGGGTTACTAGCACAGAGAACCGCCTTTATGTAGGTTGGTTCGGCGTGTTAATGATCCCTTGCTTGCTTGCTGCTGCTACATGTTTCATACTCGCCTTTATCGCTGCGCCCCCAGTGGACATCGATGGCATACGTGAGCCAGTTTCCGGCTCGTTAATTTACGGGAACAATATTATATCTGGAGCAGTAGTCCCTAGCTCCAACGCAATAGGATTGCACTTTTACCCGATTTGGGAAGCTGGCACTTTAGACGAGTGGTTATATAATGGCGGACCATATCAACTCATTATCTTTCACTTTTTAATAGGAGTAGCAGCATACGCTGGAAGACAATGGGAACTTTCATACAGACTAGGAATGAGACCATGGATATTTG